TGCGTCTGGTATCTATTCTGGATGCCGATCGCAAGCGTGAGGTACTGTTTAAGGCAGAAGCCATCGTGTCAGAGTTCCGCTTTGACCGTTGGTACGATCAGGAAGGTTTTATGCTTGGTTTGCAGGCAAACTTCCAGCCAACTGCAGATCTGAATCTGATTCTGAAGGTTGCTGGAAACATTGAGAAGAAGAATAACGCAGCCTACAGCGATGATGGTGTGAGCCAGGTCGTTACCATGCAGACCGGTGTGGCTACAAAGGCAGATGCCCTGGTGCCGAATCCGGCCAGATTAAAACCGTTCCGCACTTTCCAGGAAGTTCCGCAGCCGGAAAGCAATTTTGTGTTCC